ATCCGGTTCTCTTTGAAACGTGGTTCCACTCCACCATCCACTACCCCATCTCGCCTCAATGGGTTCTCCGTTTTCCAGACAACCCCTTGCAATGTCATCTGATAATTCGCTCATTTTCCCTCCCTATACACCCAATACTGAATTCCGAAGCACAAGAAACTAAAATCCCAAACAATATCGTGGAATCTTGAAAACTTGAACGGCAATCCCCAATCACTGAAATCGACAAAAAAGTTAACCCTTCCTATCTGGTAGTTCATTTCTCCTCCTTCCAATACCTTCCGGCAACCATACCTCCGGCGAAGGCGATAACAAAAATTACAAAACTTGCGATGCTCATTTCAGCTCCTTTCAAACAACCCTATTTGCATTTTTGACGGCTCTTCTGGGGGAGTCCCTATTACCTTTGTTTCAAGATATTCCCCAAGAACATAGTTTTGATTTTCTCCTTTAGGATATGGAAGGATTGGATAATTAAGTTTTGACGCCCACTCCTTCTTTTCATATTTGTTTTTTGTGGCGAAATAAACGTAACGGTGTTTTGCGGTTCTAACTTTTCTGGCCGTACCCTGATCCACCCCTTCGTAATGGCGCGAGTGCTTATTTCCGGGAGTGTATTTATCTGTTCGCTCTTTAGTCAATCCGGTATAAAGAAAATTGAGAGCCTGGTATATGTATCCGTGATGGTTCATTCCGGTGTCGCTAAAAGAAACTATTATCAGGTGTTCGGTGCGTAGTCTTCTCAAACACGCCCCCACAAACGAACTGAGCGGCTCTTGTAGTTCTTCTATTCGGCAAAGCCTGTTAAGTTCGTAAACATTTTTGGAATATTCTTTTCCGCATACGCCCTCACAAAGAGAGTTGCTTGCCGGTTTTCCAAAGGTGCATACCGCCACAAGTTGATCTTCGATAAACCACCCAAACGCATATACAATGGCTGGTATTCTTCCGGAATAGTGACGAGGAAGAAGAAACCTTATTGCGGCTTTCCGCGAAATCAACTCAATGCGTCCTCGCACTAAATACCTCCGGCGAAAGCGACCATGAAAACGATGAACATTGAGATACTCATTTTTCCTCCGCAAACCCTTCCGACCATTTCAGGTATTCCAACTTTTCAGTTTTTCGTCGGCAATTTCATTGTTTTTTGCCGCCTCCGCCATGCCCTCCGGGGTTTGCCAATAGTTCTCGTCTGATTTTATGGGCTTTTTGAATGGGACATTCGGTATTCCGTCACGATACCACTCCACCCAGTTCAACGAGTTACCGTTATACCCCCGCCGATCCCACGCTTCTTTACACTTGTGGAGTTTCAGTTCGTCTGGCTCTTCTCCCAGGATACTTATGATCCAATCGTAATTCGTCTTGGGTGGGTAGCGTCCGGTAGTCCTTCGGAAAGCCACAATAGCGGGGTGGGTAGGTTGTTTGGGTTCCTTCTTTTTCTTTTCCTTAATGGGGTTGCCTTCTTCGTCGCACGGTTCGTAATATATATCTTTATTTAATGTGTCTATGTGATTATGTGATACTTTATGAACGGGTGACGAAGTTTCACTACCCACGGTATAACCCACGGTATCACCCTCTACCTCTGAGGGTTCAGTTATTTCATCACCCTCGTTGTAGATTTGCCCGGAATATTCTCGCGGGTTCGTCCAGTTCCTTACGGATATTTCAAGGCACCTGGATTTCTGGGTTGTCTGGATATATAACTCGTCCTCTAGTTTTCTGCGGTGATCCCGAAGGGTCGAGAGCGGTATTTCCAATTCTTCTGCGGCAGCCTCGTCCGTCCACTCGTAGATGATTCCTGTATCCCAGTTCACGTTGTCGAGAATGTAAAGGTACAGGAAGACGGTTATACCCAGCTTGCGCCTGTGTTTTGCTTCCAAGATACCACGCTTAACCTTTATCCACGTTTTCTTCATTTCAGCATCCTCAACTCGTATTCCTCTTTGCAGTGCTGCTTGTGCTGCTGGTACTTCTTGAAAGACTCGTTATCCTTTACCAGGTCGCGGAGTGCCAGCCCAACGGAACACATATCCCATTTATGGGTGGACTTATTTAGGGAGCAGTATAAGTTTACCTTCGTTTGAGTTGTCAATTCTCTCCTTTTTGAGTAACCGCTTCTCACGATCCTCGAAACTATCTTCAGTCAGTCCTGCTTCTTCAGCATCTTTCGCCAGAAGCCTATCATACCCTACCCAATCCTGAACCTCACCCATCTGAAACCATAAGCTAGGCATTTTATATTCCTTTCCTTAGTTCATATTCAAGGTTATCCCAGAGTCCATGATTCAGGGACGCTTGATCCAAGATGATTTGTTTTTGATTAGGTGAAACGTAGATTCTTTTATCGTGCAAGGCATCCGCCAGTTGAAGGATTTCATTTGAGTACATTTTTATATGATCTATGAAATCCACCAGGTTGTCGTAATTGGAGCCTTCTTCCTTGAGCCTTGCTATACTTATTGCTCTTTGAAGTGCGCGCTCCCCTATTTTGTTTTCTTCCGCATAATCCAGCCAGTATTCTCGTTCTTGTGGCTCCATATACATAACCGACTTGTGGTGCCCCCACGCCAAATGTGCCCGCCGCGTCCCCATTTCAAACCTTTCGCTAACCGCCTTCATCTTCCTGAGAGAGGCGTAAGAGTATTCTGTTTCTTGTAGGGCCTGGGTATAGGTTTCGCCGAACTTTCGTTCCCCAAAATTAAGCCAATCTCCAATCCACCACCACACGGATTTTTCTGCCTCTTGAAGAAACGTGCCTATTTCTTCCCATTCCTTGAAAGATGTTACCTTGTCAATCACCAATCCGGTTCTCTCAAAGTGAACTTTCTGGGACGCAAGTTCTCCGGCTTTGTATTCTATGATCTCATTTTCCATTCATTTCTCCTTTAGAATCCCACATATTCAAATTTAGGTGTATAATGCTTCACGGGCTCCACCTCTGCCCCGCACTCGATACACACTAGTTTTTCAGAGAGAGAGTCGTAAATCTCTCCGCCGTATAACCGCACCCCGCCGGATGTTGCAAGCTGTATTCTGTCCTCCGGGTGGATACAGTGCGGTTTATTCGTGTGGAACACAACGCCGATCTTACGATAGGATTTCATTTTATCCTCCGAAAGTCTATTTTTACCCCATCTCCGAAATCTACCGTCATGTCGCCACTGTCAACTATGATAACAGGGTGGCTTAAGTCTCCGTGCATTTCAAACCCAATGCCAAACCCCGTTTCTTCCAGAACGTTGTTTTGTATCATTTCAGAGAAGATGATTCTAGCTAAATACTCCTCGTCTTCCCAGCGATCCGCGCCCCTTTTTATAGCATTGATAACATCGTCTTTCAGGCAATATCCTCCCCAGTGAGTATAGAAATAAACCTCTTTTTTGTCTGGATAAACAAACTTAACCTGTGCCCTGTCTCCCATTTCTAATCTCCTTTCCAAAGTGTATTATAATGCGCATGAATCTAATTGTCAATGAGGTATTTTAGTTGTGGGGGCAAGTCCTTCCTGACACCCTCGATTTCAGTATCAAGATCAAAGATGTCCTTAATCATTCCGGTAAACTCTTTGTCGTTTTTGTGCAAGAGTCGTGCAATCTGCCATAGTGTTTCAATTTCAGACTTCTGGGACTTCACGATCCTCCAAAGAGCTTGAATCTGTTTGCCCTGTTCGAGTACAACCTGGCGGAGTTCGTGCATTTCGTCAGCGGGTTTTGGGTGCTTGTAGCAATCTGGGCAATATGTTTCTCCGCCATCGTTTACCCAGTGAGCCGCCCCGTTTATGCGTTTTTTACCGCATTTTACACAATAACATTCAAATCCTGCGTTATGAGTCATTTTATATTCTCCTAATTCTTTCAAGATAAAGTCTCTCAATCCGTCCCGGAATGGTTGTCCGTCTACCCATAACTCTTCCGGGAAATAAGCCCTAAAGTACATTTGGTTTATACTCCACATCGTCTACCCACTCCCTATCTTCCCAGCCGCAAAGGTGAACATACTCTTGTTTTATATATGCGGTTTCTAGGCTCCGCGTTTCTCGCTCGATCGTTCTGGGTAATACTAGAAACACTTTTATAATTCTGGTTTCTCCAAATTCCGGCAGCTTTGTTCTCATTTCATCTCCGTTATTACAGAATATACAGAATTAAATCCATCCTGAAAATAGGGCAATAATCCAAAAGCGTGAAGGCGATCAAAAAAGGTTTTCGCCGTGTCCTCGTGGTAAAAATACCCAGAAGGTATAACAATCCCGTTTGGGTGCGTTTTGTGTTCGTTCCAATCTCCTTGAGAGCAGGATACCAACTTTCCGCAAGAGCATAAATATACGTTATTGTATCTGTGATAAACACAGTCGCACTCTTTTACAACTTCTGGAAGGTAAGAACGCTCAGCGATTTTATACATCTCATCCTCCAATCGTTTGAATGACGGCCAGCAGTCCACAAAGTACCATCCCTGCCAGCCAAAGACCGACCATGATAACCCCGGCTATGATGATCCAGCGAAAAAGAGTTACCAGGACAACCCCAATGAGACCAAGACCGAGTTTAATATTGTCCATTTTCAAGCTCCGGGTATACCCGCTCCTCTTCCGGGACGATGTAATCATGCGTTAATTTGCAGTCCGGTAATTCCTTTTCAATGGTTACCTTTTTATTTCCGTCCCGGTATTCTGTCGCGATCCAACAATCCCGAATCTTGCAGGATTGAAAATCGCCATCGTTTGTAATCCGGTTTAGGGCATCTTCTAGCCCGTTCCATTCCAGGCTAAACGGCCCTTGTTTTTCCGTGAATGTATAATTAAATTCTTTGGTACATTCCACGGGCGGATACCATATACATCCCTGAACCGTTCCAACCAGTTTAATACTATTTGCTTTCATCTTTTCCTCTTTTCTAGTGTAATCTCTTACACTCTCAAAGAGCGGAATACTCCGCTCCTCAAGACTGCGGAGATTACCAGAGCAGCCTCCATGTTTCACCGTCCCAACTATTATAATGACCGCTTGGGAGGTGAAGACAAACAGCGGGGCCGCGCGGGTCTTGATTGACCGAGATCACGATATTTAAATCTTTCGCCAACTTATCCAGCTTTTTATATGGCGTTTTGGTGGATGTGTCAAACCCGTTCTCGTCAAGATCGCCATTGCAATACATTTCGCATAAATGGTGTATCTTGGTATCCAGCCGTTTTAATTCTTTCATTGCGCCATTGATCCCGTAGACCGTCGCACCAGGGTTATAGCTTTTTAGTTCTTCATAAGTTCTTAAAAATTCAAGCGTATTCATTTTATACTCCCTTCAGGTATTTTTTAGCTGAAACATTGGTACAAGAGTCAATAACCTTATATCCTTTTTCTTCCATCCTCCAAAGAACCTCGGTAACTTCCCAGCCCGCATTTTTCATAAGCTCTAAGGCTGTTTGCTGATACTGCCGCCCGTATCCGTACCGGAAGGGCTCCAGCCCGATCAATTCACCATTCCGATAAACCTCTACCGAGTGGTATGTATTCCCGTTCGTTTTCTCGAACCACCTCCGACCAATTACAGTTAATGTGTTCATTTCGTTTTATCCTTTCAAATATAGTATATACGTTTTCCAATAGATTACATTAAAACCAGGTTAGAATTAATCGTACTTCTGAACGCACGCGGCGGAACAAAATACTAGATCGTGCGAATTTATATACATTACATCGTTTAGGGTTTTCCCGCAATTTGTACAAGTATATTTATTCGCCATTGCGCGGAGTTCGTTGCAATTTATCACCATCATTCCCTCCGGTTCCGTTGTTTCTTTTATCGTTGTTCCAACGGGCGATGTATACTTAACTTGTTTGTTATAAATTCTAATCACAATACACCTCCAAAGGGATCAGGGCATAATACCAGTATCAAGATGGCGTCATCGGTACTCATTTTGTCATCCTTTCTAGGGTTTATATTCCCTATTGCACCCACTATAGATATAATGAGTGCTAAGGGGTATAAACTAGCAATAAGATACTATCTTATTTGTAGCCACGTCTGTAATAGTGTAGCTATCAGCGCGTCTTAGAATGATCGCGTCGCTTGCTATATACCTTGCCCCGTAAAGGGTCTCAAACACCATAAACCCTATTTCTTTCGTTCCGTTATAAAGTCGTAAAATGTATTTCATGTCTTTTATCCTTTCAATTTGATATAATGCTAGTATATGCCATAATAAGAGGGATACATTAGAATAACCTAAGAATTAGATTAGAGAGATACCTGGTTCGCGATTCAGGCCCGCGATAGCTGGACACCACCAAGCGCGGAGATCGCCCCTGATATATAAGGATAATAGGATAATATTGATATATTAGGACTGTCGTATAAGAGGGGATTATATGTGGTGTATGATTGTACGATTGTATATGTGTTTTCACTATCGGATACAATAATATATATTCACGTATGATTCACATATGTGAAAGCTTGTGATAAGTGTAGTTATCGAAAGCATGAGTACGATCAAGCCATATATAGCGTAGAATAGGGTAAATATATAGCTCTCTAATACAAATTTAAGTGTCAGTAGATACGAACGGCGAGAAGGGTGGCGTTGTTGGCAGTGGGGAGACTGAGGTATATTAGCAAATATGGGTTTTCTGCCATATTTTTGGTGCTACAAAATTATTTTTTTTCAATAAAGAACAGAGAAAATGTGATATAATATCAAGGTTGTTCCCAGTAAAACATCAGCGGAGGGTTATGGGCGGGATAAATGGACAGAAGCACAATACTTATATCGAGGGTCGGTATGCGAGTGTAAACAAAAACGATGTTGTTTTCACCCCAGACTGGTTGGCTAGAAAGATTGTGCTTATGTTTGATATTGGGGGTAGGGTTCTTGAGCCGTGTAGGGGAGAGGGGGCGTTCACGAAGTATCTTCCCAAAGATACTGAGTGGTGCGAGATAGTTGACGGAAGAAATTTTTACGATTATGATAAAAAAGTAGACTGGATCGTCACCAATCCGCCGTATTCAGACTTCAATAGATTTTTGGAGCATGCCTTACACCTAGCGGATAACGTTGTTTTTCTCGTTCCGGTTGCAAAGTTGATGAAATCTATGGGAACGTTAAAAAAAATAATGAATTATGGTGGAATTGTTTCGTGTCACTTTCTTCCGGCCAGTTCTGCTGGGTTTCCATTTGGGTTCCCGTGCGGGGTTTACTATCTAAGAAAGGGATACAATGGGGATACGCGCTTTAGGTTATTAGAATGAACGTAGTTTCCTATTGGCGGACTCAAAAGTGGCGGTATAGACTGATAAAGGGCGCAAATGACCGTATTCAACCTTGTTAGGGTATTCACACAGTCGTTAGGCACTGACAATATCGTGGTCGGTCTGCCTGTACCGGGCTTTCTGGACTTTTCAAAGGTTCCGGACAGGTCTACGGTGTCGTATGGCATAAGAGATGGGGATAATAGTGAAGTTGGACGGGGTACCTGGAACGCCGCGACTCGGACTTTGACAAGGGATTCGGTATTGGACTCCACAAACGGTGGGCAGAAGATAAGTTTAAGCGGGAAAGCCAAAGTATTTATCACTGTACTAGCCGAGGACATGGCGGCAAAGGGAGATACGGGAGCGCAGGGCGTGGCTGGCCCGCGTGGAGCGCAGGGGGAGCCTGGTTACACTCCTGTAAAAGGCGTGGATTACTTTGACGGCACAAAGGGGGATAAAGGGGATCAAGGGATCCAGGGCGTGCAGGGACAGCAGGGTTTAAAAGGGGATCAAGGAGACACGGGCCCCCAGGGAACCCAAGGGATTCAGGGTGCGACTGGCTCCGCTGGAAGTACCGGAGCTAAGGGCGATAAAGGAGATACTGGTGATACGGGTGCTACGGGTTCCACGGGTCAGGCAGGGTATACACCAGTTAAGAACGTGGATTACTTCGACGGGGCGACTGGCCCTGCTGGTTCTACTGGCGCAAAAGGTGACACGGGAGCTAAAGGAGATACCGGGTCTACCGGAACACCGGGAGCTAAGGGCGACACTGGAGATCAGGGGATTCAGGGGATTCAGGGAATCCAAGGCGTTAAGGGTGACACCGGAAATACGGGTTCTCAGGGAAATCCTGGGGCTAACGGGACGACCAGATTTGCCGTAAACGTACAGGCGTTGACCTCCTCTCCCGCAGATTCGGTAACGGTCTATTTCGGGACGCTTCCGAAAGCTCCCGTCT